TACTCCTTCAGCAACAGATGTAGTTCTAGTAACTGATCTAACTATTACACCACAATCAAGTGATGTCGTTAATAGAGATGTTGTTAGACCATATCTGGGTTCATCAGAGCAATTATTAGCAAATACTAGAGTTGAGTGTACATTTTCTGTTGAGTTCTGCGGAAGTGGCTCGGCTGGCACAGCCCCAAGATATGGAAGTGCTTTAAAAGCTTGTGGTTTATCAGAAACTGTTAGCTCTGGAACTAGCGTTACTTACGAGCCTATTTCAGCTAACTTTTCATCAATAACTATTCACTATAACGTGGATGGAGTAAGGCATATTGTTACAGGGTGTCGAGGAAATGTCGCATTGTCAGCCGAAGTTGGTTCAATACCTCTTCTTAATTTTACTTTTACTGGAATATATAATGCTCCAACGGATACAGCGTTACCTGCCGTAACTTATGGAAACCAAGCAACACCATTAATATTCAAAAATGGAAATACAACCGCTTTTCAACTTTTAAGTTTTGCTGGTGCGTTACAAAGTATCAATTTTGATATTGGTAATTCAATTGTTTACAGAGAGCTTGTAGGTGGGACAAAAGAAGTTCTTTTAACTGATAGAGCAGCAAATGGTTCTGTTACTATTGAAGCTCCAGCACTTTCATCTAAAGATTATTTTGCTGCTGCTTTGACAGATACTTCTCTTGGTAATATACAAGTTACTCACGGAACTGCTGCTGGTAATATTTGTAAGTTTTCAAGTACAAAAGTTGATATTGGTGATGTAACTTATGGAGAGATGGATGGAGTGAATATGTTAGAAATTCCATTTACGTTAGTGCCAAGTTCAGCAAATGATGAGCTAACTTTCCTATACACTTGACTTCCTAGCTAAAGTATAGAAGTATATATATTATTTAGTTTTTATGGCATTTGTTCGTAAAAAGACTAAGGTCTACTCTTGGCCTGTAGTAGTGAAAAGTCCTTCAGAAGATAAACCTGGCGAATTTGAAGAATTTGAATTTAAAGGAAAATTTGTAAGGCTTACAAGAACACAACTTGATGAGTTTGAGGACGAGGATGCTAATTCTGCCTTAGAAAAAATATTAGTTGGTTGGGAAGATGTGAACGAAGAAGATGGCACACCTATAACTTTTAGCAAAACTGCATTAAAAGATTTTTCTGAGGATGTTGATTTTGTTAAAGGGGTTTTAGATTCATTTAGATCTTTTTATGGAAACGCACAATCGGGAAACTAACTGATGCTGCCATATACTGGGCTTCGGGTGGCAAACAGATAATAGATAGTACCGAAGATGACGCAAAAGCATTCGGTATAGAGATTGAGAAGCAACCAGAGATAAGTACTGATTTTGAAGTTTGGGAAGATAATTGGGAAATTGTTATGATGTTTTTAAGAATACAAACACAATGGAATATGTCCTTTGGAGGTGTAGTAGGATTAAAATACGAGGTTTTATTGCTTGCTGGAGGTCTATTTGACCTTTACAATGTAACTAATCGTCAAGAAATGTTAGAGGGCTTACAACTTATGGAAAATGTAGCTCTTCGTGAGATAAATAAGGAGAATAAATAATGGCTGCAAAAAAAGTAGGTAAGTTTATTTTATCTGTAGATGTTGAAGGTTTAAATGATATTACAGGTTTACAAAGAGCATTAAAAGGACTAGAAAAATCAGCCAATCCAACAGCAAGACAACTTAAATCATTAGGTCAAAGTGTAAGACAAGTAACTAAGTTTACACCAAAAACAATAAGTCAATTCCAACAAAAAGAAAGAATATTAAAAAAATTAAGACAAGAAGTAAATGTAAATGGTAGGCAGTTTCAAATATTAGGCAAAGCAATTGATGCTAATAGAATAAAATTACAAAAATTTAATAATACTGCAAAGAAAGGTGCTGGTTTTGGAAAAAAAATTGGCACTGGCTTTGGAAGTATTCTTGCTTCACAAGTTTTACCAGGCAATATATCTCAACTTGGATTGATAGGTGCAAATATAGCTGGGCCAAAAGGAGCAGCAGTAGGTGCTGTTTTAGGTGCAGGTATGGACTTCTCAGGTCTAGCAAAAGACGCTGCTATATTTTCAGGAGAAATTAAAAGACTAGAGGTCGCATTAAAGGGTGTTACAAAAACTCAGAAAGAATTTGCAAAAGCACAAAAAGTTATTGCTTCAGTATCAGATGGTTTAAATGTTCCTATTAAAAATGCCACCAAACAATTTACAACTTTATCTGCATCTGTTATTGGTGCTGGTGGAAGTGTTGATGATGCAGAACTTGTATTTAGAGGTGTTTCAGAAGCTATTAAAGCAACAGGTGGAGATGCTGAAGATGTACAATCTGCGATTCGAGCGATGTCTCAGATCTTTGGTAAAGGTAAGGTCTCGGCCGAAGAGCTTCAAGGCCAACTCGGAGAAAGATTACCAGGGGCCGTGGTTAAATTTGCTGATGCTACAGGACGAACATTGCCTCAGTTACAGAAAGACTTGAGAGATGGAACTGTAGGTCTTAACGATGTTATGAAGTTTGTTGTTAAGTTAAGCGATGATCATGCACAGGCTGCAAAAAATATGGCAAATTCTACTGCTGATGCTGGTGCAAGAATGCGAGTAGCTCTTGATAAGTTAAAGAAAAGTTTTGGAGACTTTTTCCAACCTCTTGGTGCTATGTTCCAAGACTTAATAACAAATTTTGCAAATATGCTCAACGCAGCATTAGAGACAAGAAATATTATTAAAACAATTGAATTAGAAAAAGGTAAAAATGTATCTGGATCAGTATCTAATAAAGCATTAAGAGATGCGGAAAAACAAGCAATGAAAATTGCAAGATTAAGAGCAGGTGTATTTACAGAAGAAGATTATAAAGCAGGTAATGTGCATCAATTAAGTATTGGTAGACAGAAACCAATAGATGAAAATTTATTTAAGAAATTAAGAGATGAAATTTTTCGTGATAATTTACGGCAATTTGGATATGAGCAAGGAATATTAAAAGCACCTGTAAGTGTCAAAGATCTGACAACATTCCAAGGAGTGACTCCAGAGGGAGATAAAGGAAAAGAAGCAGCTACATTAGATAAATATAAATTAGATTTAGGAATAATAACTCAGAAAGAATTTGAAGCTAGAGAAATTAGAAGAGAAGCTAGTACTATTCTTGAAAAGATGAAATTAGATAATAAAGATTTCAGCATGGGATTAGATGAAATTATTGAAAAACTAAAATTATCTAAAACAGAAACATTTAATTTTAAAGAAGAATTTAAAAAATTATTAGATTCTGCAACAGATTTGAATAGTAGAGTTGGAGAACTTGCTATTGCAACAACTGAAAATCTTGCAAACGCTTTTGCTGATTTCTTTGTAGAAGGTAAAAAAGGGTTTAGAGATCTTGCTGTATCTGCAATTAAAGAGCTTAATAAAATAATTTTAAAAGCAGCATTTATGAAACATATCGCAAATCCAATATTAGGCTTTTTAAATCTTAATGCAAAAGGTAATGTTATTAAAGAAGGAGAAGTTGTTGAAAATGCTTTTGGGAATGTATTTGCTAAAAATAAAATCGTACCTTATGCAATGGGAGGTATAGTCTCAAAGCCCACAATTTTCCCCATGAAAAATGGAATGGGACTTATGGGTGAAGCTGGTGCAGAAGCGATTATGCCTCTCAAGCGTGGCTCTGATGGAAAGTTAGGAGTGCAAGCATCTGGTGGAGGTTTTGGTAATATAGTTGTAAATGTTGATGCTTCTGGAAGTTCTGTACAAGGGGATCAAGACGCTGGTAAAGAACTTGGAAAGGTTATCTCAGCATCAATACAGTCAGAATTAATTAAACAAAAAAGGCCTGGAGGTTTATTAGCATAATGGCAACTTTCCCAAGCATTGAACCAAGTTTTTCTGTTGTAAAACAAGAAGCACCAAAACAACGTGTAGTGGCTATGGGAGATGGATATGAACAAAGAGTTACCTTTGGTTTGCAACAAAATCCAATGACCTTTAATCTTAAATTTACAAATATAACGGATGTAGAGGCACAAACGATACAAGCTTTTTTGAACAGTAGAGCCAAAGATAATGCTAGTTTTGACTTCACTCCACCAAAAGAAGGCTTTACTAAAACTGGTACTTTTGGAAAGTCAGGTCAAGTTGTAACAGTTACAATAGCGTCAAAACATGGTTTGGCGATTGGAGATGTTATTACTTGTACGTTTACTGGAGGTAATCCAGCTAACGGAGCTTATACAGTTGTAAGCGATACAAGCGATGAAATTTTTACGTTAAAAGCAGCAACAGGAACTTCTAATGTTAGTGCTGGTACAGCTATATCTATTACCAAATCGGGTCAAGGTAAGTATGTTTGTGAGTCTTGGTCTACTGATATTAATCTTCCTACAAGAAATTCAATATCAGCTACATTTAGACAAGTATTTGAACCTTAATGACTACAGTCCCATTTGCTGACCTTCAATCAATCAATCCTTCTGCAATTATTGAATTGTATGAAATTGCTTTAGATGCTACATTACATGGTTCTTCAGACGTTTTGCGTTTTCATAATGGAACATCATTAGTAAGTAATGGTGATATAAAATTTGCAACTAATACTTACGAGAAATTTCCTATTGAATGTAAAGGTTTTGAATATACATCAGGAGGTCAATTTCCAAGACCTACTATTACTGTTAGTAATGCAAGCGGTTTTATAACTGCAACTTTGTCAACAATAACAACAGTAGGAAAAGACTTGGTTGGGGCAAAATTCACAAGGATAAGAACGCTTGCAAAATTTTTAGACGACAATAACTTTCCAAGTAGTGTTAATCCTTTTGGTACACCATCTACCACAACAAAATTTCCCGATGAAATATACTTTATTGATAGAAAAATGACAGAAAATAGAGAAGCTGTACAATGGGAGGCTGCAAGTGCTTTAGATTTAACAAATGTCAAAATCCCAAAAAGAATCACAGGTGTAGAATTATTCCCTTCTATTGGTAAATATGTAGGATGACTTGGAAAGAAGAAGCGTTAGAACACGCAAAAAAAGAATCTCCCTTTGAGTCTTGTGGTCTGTTAATTGTATTTGAAGGTAAAGAGAAATATTGTCCATGTAAAAATTTAGCAGAAGACAAAACAGATCAATTTATTATCGATCCAGAAGATTGGATACGATACGAAGATCAAGGAGAAATTTTAGCTGTCATTCATAGTCATCCTTTTGACAGTTGTATGCCAAGTCAAGCTGATTTAGCTTCATGCGAATATTTAAATTATCCTTTTTACATAATTAGTCTTTATGACAATTTGTGGCATAAATTTGAGCCTAGCGGTTACAAAGCACCATTATTAGGTCGTACATGGGTATGGGGTTCTCAAGATTGTGCTTCTCTTGTTTATACATGGTATCGAGAAAAAAGAAATATTATTTTAAAAGACTGGGCTAGACCTAGATCTATAAAATATTTTTATAAAGATATGGATTTTGGAGATTTAATTGAGCAAACAGGATTTAAAAAACTTGATAAAAATCAACCTTCACAAGTAGGAGATGTATTATTATTTGGTAGACATGATAATGAGCAAACTCATATAGGTTTATATATTGGAAATCAAACAATGCTTCACCATGAAATAAAAAAATTGAGTTGTAGAGAGTTTTATGGTAAAAATTGGGTAGAATTAACTTTAAATAGGTATAGGTATGCGTAATAAAATTACGATATATGGTGATCTAGCAAAAATTGTAGGCGATAGGGTATTTCATGCCAAAATTAATAGTGCTATAGATGCTTATAGATTTTTAAAATGTAATTATCCTGTATTACAAAATCATATGCTAGAAAAAAATTATATTGTAAAAGTAGGTGATAAAAGTATTGATGAAACTGAATTATTTTATCCTGTAGGAGATGATGATATAAAAATCGTACCAGTCGCAGCAGGAGCTAAAAGGGCTGCAAATATATTAACAGGTGGTCTTTTGATAGGTGCATCTTTTCTTTTTCCAGGTGCTGGTATCTTTGGTGCTGGTTCTGGTCTAATAGGAGCAAAAAGTACAGGTTTTGCTCTTAAGGCATTAACAGCAGTTGGAACAGGTTTATCTTACGTTGGTGCTTCCATGGTTTTAGGTGGAATAACTCAAATGATTACTAATACACCAGAGGATTTTCAGACAGATATAGGTAGTGGTGCTAATGCTAATGCAGGTAAAAGTATGACCTTCAATGGGATTGTTAACTCTAGTGCTTCTGGGATCGGGATTCCAATATGTTATGGAGAAGTATTTACTGGATCTATTGTGGTTTCTGCTGGTATAGATACTACACAAAAAGTTGGTACAGCAAAACTAAAAGGTAACGCATAATATGACAGGCTTAAATAAATTAATTGGAGGGTTAGACGGAACTATAAGTTTTGAAAGTGATGCCATAGAGTTTAAGAAAGGTACTAAAAATAAATTAGTTAGTCAATCTTTTCTTAAATTAATTGATGTAATATCAGAAGGTGAAATAGAAGGTTTCCCAACGCCATTAAAATTAGGAATTGAAAGACATACTTTAAATTATAAAATTGCATCTTTAGCGGATATATTTTTAGGAAAGACACCTATCTTAAAAACTCCTACAGTTCCTAGTATTGAACAGATTATTGATAACTTTAAAGAATTAGAGACTATTACTGGAAAAAAAGCAAAAAAACAAAAAAACGAACTAAGTAATACAACACTAGAGGCATTTAATTTTACTGATATTGTTGCAGATTTTCAATTTGGTTCTGCTGAAACTGATGATGACGGCAAAACTGTAAATAAATTTGAAGCAAACTGGTCATCTAGTTCTGCATCTGGTGGTGATACTCAAGGCGTTATTACTATTACTAATAATCAGACTTCTACTTGCGTTCCACAAATCGCAAAAGGAGACAGCATAAAATTAAACTTTTTAACAGAAGGTAATGCTCCAAATGCAATAGATCTAAATAAAAAATTTGCAAACTATACTTCTGCTTCTGAAAATGAAGACGGAGAATCAATAGTAACAGTAACTACTCTTAGTGGAGCAGGAGGCAGCCCTGCTGCTCATGGTTTTACTGCTGACCAAGAAGTATATATAACATTTACATCTGGGTTTCTTTTGTCGCCACTACCTAAAACTGGTAGGTATAAAGTTATATTAATTGATGGTGATAATAATAGCTTTAAATTAAGTGTAGGAGGAGCAAGTGTTTCTGTTACTGGTACAGAGACAGCAACAGTATCAGCAGCAGCAGAAGATGGATTTTATAAAGTTATAGAATCTGACAGTATTAATGAATTTAAGGTGAAGTTTTTAAATGATAGTGGCAATGCTATAACTTTACCTAGCGATAGTGGGACAGTTGCGGTAGAAAAAAAAGCTAATATGGCCTTTACAGGAGTAGAAGACACAGAGCTAAATTTAAGTTTTCCTAACTATGGAGCATTTGTTGAAAAAAAGACTAATGAGAGTATTCCGCAAAGTTTTCAAATAGAAAAAAGTCCTTTAACAGAAGAGGTGTTTGCAAACAATCCTGATAGTCCTGGTTTTGACAGATTAAAGGTTACATTAAATTGGAATACTCATATTGCTCCTAAAGGAGGTCAAACAAATACACAATATAAAATAAGTATTATTGATGCTAATAATGTTGAATATGACTATGTAGAAGGAGATAACGTATTTAAGACAATGGATGAAAAAGTTAATAAAGATCCTCAGAGTCCTAATCCAGCAATCATCCATTTAAAGGGTAAATCAAAAGTACCTTTTAAAAGAGATCATATAATTAATTTTGCTGCATTATTAGAAGTTGGAGATAATGACACATCAGCATCACCTGCGTTTCCGATAACTGTAAAAGTTGAAAGGATAAATAACCAAAAAACTACTAATAAATTTAGTGTTAGTTCAATATCTAAACTGTTTGATAAGAAACAAAAATTTAGTGATTTGGCGGTAGCAGCTTTACGTTTTGATGGTGCAGCTTTTAGTAGCGTTCCATCAAGGATGTACAAGATTCGTGGTATGCGTGTACGAATACCTGATACTAATGGTGGTCTAAAGCCTACTGTTGATATTAATAATGGAAGGGTTGTTTATCCTCTTAATGCACAAGGCGAGGTTGCTTATAATTTTGATGGATCGTTAACTAATAAATGTGTCTGGACAACAGATCCAGCTTGGATTTTGTTAGATATTATTACTTCTAAAAGATATGGAATTGGAGATCATATAGATATAAATCAAATTGATCTTTTCTCTTTATATGAAATTAGTAAATATTGTTCTGAATTAGTACCTGTAGGTAAAGATGGAGGAGAGGGCGAGATGGAACCACGTTTCAGCTTATCAACAACGATAAGAAATAGACAAGATGCTTTTAAAGTTATTAGTGATATTACAAGTGTTTTTAGAGGGTTTGGTTTTTGGAGTGCGGGTTCATTAAGTTTTAGTCAAGATAGAGGAGACTTGGATTCTGAATATTTATTTAATTTGAGTAATGTAACTGAAAAAGGGTTTTCTTATTCTGGGACAAGTTTAAAAACAAGAGCAAATATAATTACAGTAAGTTATTTTGATAATATAACAAAACAAAAAGCATATGTAACTGTTAAGGATGATAATCCAAACGTAGGGTCTGGATTAGAAACTTATAAAAAATTTGGAGAAGTTCATAAAAAAGTATCTGCTTTTGGTTGTACTTCAAAAAGTCAAGCAAGAAGAATAGCAAACTTCATGCTCTATGAAAGTAATAGAAATATAGAAACAATATCTTTTTCTACTGGTTTAGCTGCTGGTGTAATTGTAAGGCCAGGTATGATAATTAGTGTTGCTGATCCTATGAGGTCTGGTGTAAGGAGAGGAGGAAAATTGTCTGTTACTGATTTAATTAGTGGTGACGTAAAAAATAAAGTAAAACTTGATAATGTTGATGATACAGATATACCTAGCTCTGGGAAGATAAGTGTAATGGTTCTAGACGCTAATGGTAAAGCAGTTTTAGAAACAAAAGATTATACAACTGTAAATGGGAATGAAATAACAACAACCTCAAATTTCAGTACAAAACCAGAACCAAATGCAGAATATTTAATAACAGACTCAACATTAGCTGCAACAACTTGGAGAGTTTTAACAGTCGCAGAAGATGTTGATGTTTATGCAATAACAGCTATTAGTTATGATGCTCGTAAATATGATTTTGTAGAAAATCCTACTGACGGAGTTCCAGACCCAGAACCAGTAACAATCTTAAATAAAGAAATAGCTGCTCCTACAGGTTTGGAATTGTCTGAAGAATTTTATGTTGAATCAGGAAAAGTTAAAAACAAACTTATTATTGAGTGGAATCAAACAGAAGGTGCAAAAGATTATGTAGTACAAATTTCTTCACCCTTCCAACCTGATTTTGAAGCATTTACAAAGGAGACAACACACACAGTTTTTGATGCTGAATTAGGTCTATATGAAATATCAGTCTCCTCAAGAAATGCTGGAAATTTAATAACCGCAGGTTCAGCAATTGCAAAAAAAGAAATCGTAGGAAAACAAACACCTCCAGATGACTTAGTAGGATTAACTGTACAACCTGTAGATAAAAATTTAGTAAAGTTAAACTGGGAAAAATCAAACGATGCAACTGTAACCAATGGAGGTTTTATATTTATAAAACATACAAATTTAACAAGTGGCGGTAGTTTTCAAAATGCTACTCCAATTTTTGAAGCTCCTGGTAATTCTTCAGAAGCAATAGTACCAAAACTTGCAGGTACTTACATTGCTAGGGCTAGAGATATAAATAGTACTTTTTCTAATGGTGAGCAAACAGTTCAATTTACCTTAGATGATTCAGAAGCAGATGATGAAGATACAATTACAAATATAAATGAAGATAGCGGAAACTTTGGAGGCACAAAAACAGGTTGTGAGCTTTCACCTGATGGAAATGGGTTAGAAATGATATTAGCTGGAGATGGAATATTTGATGAAATATTTGATTTTGATACGTTAACCCCTAACTTAGATCAGATTGGAGATACTATTTCAACTACTGCAACCTATGAATTTACAACTACTGGAGATCTTGGTGCAAATAATAAAATGCCTACACATTTTATAAAAAACATTGCAGCAACTACATTTTTAAAAAATACAGAGATAGATACGAGAAATAGTATTGATTTATTTTCTGATATTGATGGAACTAAAGTTGATGAACCAAGAGTTGATTTATTTGTCGCAACGACTGATGATGACCCTAGTTCTGGAAGTCCTACATTTACTGCATTTGAAAAGTTCAGCAATGCTACTTTTAAAGGTAGAGGATATAAATTTAAAGCTGTATTCACTTCAGACAAGCCAGATGAAAATATTAAGGTCACAACATTAAGGGCTACAGGATCGCTTGCACAAAGAACAGAAACGCAGAGAGATGGAACTTTTGTGACTAATCTTTTTCAAGGAACATATATTGCAACTGGAGGAACAACCACAATAATATGTACATCTGCAACTTATGCTCATGGTCTTAGTAATGGTGATTCTGTAATAATTGATTTCACAAGTGGTGATGCAGCAGATGGCACTTATACAGTTACAGTTATTGATGCAACAAGATTTACAGTTACGTCTGGAAGTTCTCTTGATACAAGTGGTAATTTAACTTTTACAATACCTGTAACGATAGATGCAACTACAGGACTTGTTTCATCTCGTTTTGTTGGATTGGTTTGTAGTTTTGGAAAAAGATTTAAAACACCTCCTACTGTAAATATTTTTCCTGATGTAAACGATTCTTCTAATCCTAGTAATTATTCGGCTGTTGCTGTATCTGAAACAGATTTTACAGTTAGATTTTCTGATAATAGTGGCAATTTATTAAATAGGTCATTTAGTTATACTGCAACAGGTTTTGGAAAAGGTGATACATCATAGGCATATCTTCTTTTTTACTGTAAACTTAAATTATCTAAAAGAACCTAATGGCAAGAGTTGACGATACAGGAGGAAACGGCTACATAGTAGATAATAATGTTGGCTCAGTTTTTCGCACGAAGATTAACTCTGCTTTTGCTGCAATAAATTCACTTAACTCAGGATCAGGCGACCCATCAATAACAACTGCATATCAACCACATATAGATACATCTAGTAATCTACTTAAAATTAGAAATGGTGCTAATAATGGTTTTGTTACTTTAGGGAACATTTCACAAGAAAATTTAGGTTTAATACCTAAAATATCAGGTGCTACTTCAGCAAGGTCAGGTTCTCCAACTAACGGAGATTTTAGATATAACACCGATTTCAATAGTTTTGAAGGATATTTTGGTAGTGCATGGGCTACATTAGGAAACAAACCAGCTTTTGCTGCAAGACCTAGTGCAGCACAAGCGATAGCAAATACAACCTTTACTCTCGTCAGTAATAATACAGAGATATTTGATAGTGGTGGAGCTTATAACAACTCAACTTATAAATTTACAGTTCCAGCAAACGGTGCAGGAAAATATGTTATTGGAGGTCAAGTTTCATTAGATGATTTACAGGATGGCGATGCGATCCAAATGTCTTTTTATGTAAACGATGCACAGCTTACAGCCTATGGTAAAGTTTCAAGAGCTTTTTGCCCTGGTGCAGATTTAATTACGACAGTTCATGCACAACTTATTTTGGATTTAGCTGCTGGTAATACTGTCGCACAGTATGTTGAACATAATGAAGGTAATAATCAAAATACAGTCACTAATGAGACTTGGTTCTATGGGTTCAAATTGTCAGGGGTAAGCTAAATGGCAGAACATGACTATATTATTAACAATGGAACAGGATCTGCCGTAAGAACTGATTTAAATAATGCACTTGCTGCAATAGCTTCTAACAATTCAAAAGCTACAGATTTAACTACAAATTATGCTTATCAATGGTATGCCGATACTGGAGATAATACTTTAAAAATAAGAAATGCTGCGAATAATGCTTACATAAATGTATCCATAACAGGAGGGATAGAAACAGAAAACTTTGGTTTAGCACCACTAACAGGAGCTACATTTACAGGCGATATTATATTAGATAATCAAGCGGATCTAAGATTTGAAGAAGCGACTGCGAATGGTTCTAATTACATTGCATTGCAAGCACCAACAGCAATAGCCTCTGATGTAACTCTCACATTACCTGCGGTAGCACCCACAGCAAACCAAGTACTAAAGGCTGATGCTTCCACCCCTACAACATTAACTTGGGCTGCTGAGACAGGTGGAGATAAAATAGAAGAGGGAAACTCTAGTGTTGAAGTTATTGACTCAGGGACTGGTTCAGTTGAAATAACTATTGACGGCTCAAATTATCCAATAACATTTAGTGGAACTGGTTTACTTTTTGAAGAAAATGTATCAAATGCTTTTGCTCAAAATATTATTAGATTTCATGATACTGATAATCAAGTACCTATTGGAGGTCGGAAAATTGGTCAAATAGATTTTGAGACATCAGACTCGAATGGATCAGGAATTGTTGCAAGAATTTTAGGTAATAGTGCTTCTAATACAGGCGGTGGAAAAATAGACTTTTTTACTTCAGACACACATACTCCTTCTCTTGTTAATCGTTTTTCAATAGCCGAAACAGGTATAGCAACTTTTACTAATGATGTTATTTTTAGTGATTCCATAGTTGAAAATGTTTTTGCAATTACAGATGCTTCTACTGTTGCTTTAAATCCTACTAATGGAACGATTCAGACATGGACTTTAGGTGGGAACAGAACTGCTACTGATAATTTATCTAATGGTCAATCAATGTTGTTAATGGTTGCTGATGGGAGTGGTTATGCCTTAACTTTCCCTACAACAACATGGGTTGGGGGTTCTCCTCCTACCTTGGCTACAAGTGGTTTTACTGTTATAGAATTTTGGAAAGTAAGTAGCACACTATATGCTGCTCATGTCGGTGATGTTGCATAGTGAGAAATCATTTTTTAAGGGCTGCTGCTGGTAGTACAACAAGTACTGGCTTCCCTGGTGTTACTGATAATCTAGCTGTTCATTGGGATTTTGGTGATAGCAATAGTTGGTCTGGAGGAACAGCAGTAACTGATTTAACAGGTAATGGTAATGGCGGTACTTTATTGGGTGATACAGGAGGTGTTAGCAATGCTGATTTTTCAGCACAGACAGATAATGGAGGTTTTATAAGATTTAGTATTGATGAAGATGACCATCCAAAAATAAGAAGAGATGGCACAGATTTTTTTGATTCAATTACTGATGATGATTTTACATTAGAATTTTGGGTAAGGCCATATTGGAACGCTAATGTAAGTGGTACAGAAAACTTTCATATTTGGACAAACTTTACAAATACAACAGAAAATCTAAGAGTGCTTTTTCGTTTAGATAATAATAATTTTAGGTTACGAGCAGCATTTCATGGATCTTTTATTTATTTAACAAGTGGAAATGCTTTTAATATTTCGCCTAATGGTTTTGCCTCGAATTGGTCGCATATAGTAGTAACAAGAGGGGATGGAAATTCATCTACATACAAAACTTATGTAAATAATTCTTTAGTGGCTACATCTACTTCAAGTGGTGATTATGGTACTGCTGCATTAGCATCTAACAGAATATTAGGAAGTAATAATGCAAGTAATACTAGCGAAACTATACGTTATCAAGGAGATTTTGGTGTCTATAGATTTTACAATGGAAAAGCCTTAACTAGCACAGAGGTAACAACTAATTATAATGTTAGTAGTGGGAGGTTTGGACTCTAATGTTATACGCAATTTTAGATGGCACAACAGTTAAATCATCTGGAACTCTACAATCACTTTTTCCTAATACTTCATTTCCTTTAGGTGTACCTCCAACATCATTTTTAACTGAAAATAATGTATCTGAAGTTATAGAAACGCTTTCTTTTACCTCTCCTGACCAAAAACTTACAAAAGTTGATGCTTATGTTTCCTCTGATAAGGTTTATAACGTAAAAGTTGAGTCAACAACAACAACAGAAAAAAATTCTTTAATTACAGAACAATGGTCAAATATTAGAGATGAAAGAGATAACCTCTTATTAGAAACTGATTGGAGGGCTAGTGGTGATTTGACTATCTCGAATGATTGGAAAACTTACAGGCAAGCACTTAGAGATATTACAACACAAAGCGATCCTTTTAATATCACTTGGCCTACTAAACCAACATAATGGCACAACATGACGGAGTTATAGATAACGGAACAGGTAATGCCGTTAGGACAGACATTAACAATGCTCTTGCTGCAATAAATTCTAACAACTCTGGTGGATCAGATCCATCTACTATGTATCCTTATCAGTTTTATGCAGACTCAGGAGATAACACATTTAAAATTAGAAATGCTGCTAATAATGCGTATGTAAATATATCAGTTGTTGGAGGTATTGGGTTAGAAAATTTTGGATTAGCACCTTTGACTGGTGCTACTTTTACAGGTGATGTTGTTTTAAGTAATCAGTCAGATTTAAGGCTTAGAGAGGCGACTGCAAATGGTACAAATTTCATTGCATTACAAGCACCTGCTGCTATTACTTCTGATGTAACTCTTACGCTTCCAGCAGTAGCTCCAACAGCTAATCAAGTTTTAACAGCAGATGCAAGCACACCAACTACATTAAATTGGGCTACTCCTTCTGCTGGCGTTGGAGGTGATACAGGTATAGATTTTAATGACGATGTAAAAATAAGGTTTGGTACAGGAAATGATTTAGAGATTTTTCACAACGGTACGCATAGTTTTATAAAAGATGTAGGCACAGGTGTCTTATCTTTACAGTCTAATGGCTCTGGAATAATGCTTGAAGGTGCGGTAGCAGGAGAGTATTTAGCTAAATTTAATACTGATGCAGCCGTAGAGCTATATTACGATAACTCGAAAAAATTTGAAACATTGTCAACAGGTGTTAAAGCAAGTGGTCATGTTTTTCTTGATGATAGTGATAAATTTATAGCTGGAACAGGGTCAGATTTACAAATATATCACGATGGAACGAACTCCATAATTGATAATAATACTGGTGTTTTATCTATACAAGGTGATGATGTAAGAATACAAAACTCTGCTGGTAGTGAAACTGGAATAAGGTTTGTTGCAGATAGCGGAGTTGATTTATACCACGATGCTGATCGTAAGTTGTCAATTACTTCTACTGGAGCAAGAGTTGAATCAGCTACAGGTGATACCTATCTTGATGTGTATGCAGAAGAAGATGCTTCTGGGGTTGATGCAATTGTAAGAATAAGAACAGAAAGCACCTCCAGTAATTGTTATTTGATGTTTGGTGACTCTGATGACACTTATGTAGGTGGATTAAGGTATGAACACTCAGGAGATAAATTAGAGTTTATTGCAAATAACGCAGAAAGAGGAAGTGTAGATAGTAACGGACTTTGGAGGTTTAGTAATGGTTTTCTATTACTTGATAGTATAAAAGGTCTATTTGGATCTGGAAGTGATTTGGAAATTTATCATGACGGAAATAGTGTTATTGATTCAGATAGTGGGTATTTAAAATTAACTGCTAATAGTGGTGATGTTTATATACAAAGCGATTCTGATGTTCATATAACTTCCCATAATGCTGGTGAAACTATGGCGAAGTTCACTAAAGATGGGGCTGCTGAACTTTACTATGACAACAGTAAAAAATTAGAGACAACAAGTGGTGGTGTAACCATTAGTGGCGATCTTAATACTAATGGAAATGATGTTTATACCAATAATGGTGCGTTTATCACTAATGATAGTGATGGAGCATTTGCTGATAGAACAGGAACTAATATTGACCATATTTGGCATGACGATAGTGATAATGCTTGGAATTTTGTTTCAGATAGTACTTACAAAGGTACAGCTAACTCAAAAGTTAAAGCAGGGTTTTTTTATGGGGATGGTTCAAACCTTACAGGCATAGCTGCTGGTGGGGTTGGTGGTAATACAGGTATAGATTTTAATGATGATATAGCAATTAGGTTTGGAGGTAGTAATGATGGAGTTATTCAATATGTTTCTTCTACAGATGCGTTTACTATATCAACTGCTGATGGAGCAGATATAAAACTTGATTCAGATGACGATCTCGTCCTTGAGTGTGACGATGATATGACTTTGATCTCAGGTGATGGGATTGCCCTAAAACATGGAACATCCTCTAGTAGTGAAAATATGATTGTTTGTAATGATGATGCAAGTGTTAACCTTTATCATAATGGTAGTCTGCGTTTAAACACATCAGGATCAGGAGTTACCATAGCTGGCTCTATTGAAGGAGTAGGTGTTGGTACTGCTGTTGCTGTATTAAGAGAAGTACAACCTCATGATACTGATGCTGGTACTTTTAGCAAAAATGCAGATAGAGTAAGAGTTTTAAATACAGAACAACATGATGGAGAAGTGTTTTGTAGTTTAGATACAAGTACAGGTGAATTTACGTTACCAGCAGGAACATATTTAATGTACTTTCAAGCTGTGGCTTTTGATGTTGGTAGACATAGAGCAAAAATTGTTACTGATGGCGGTACTGATAAACTTTTTGGAGATAATGTTATAAGTAACACAGCATACCCAAACCAACAGAGTTCTGGAGGTTTTGGTGTAGTAACTAATGCTTCAACAGAAGGTTATTTCCTTAAACACAGATGTACTACAACAAGATCTACTAATGGATTTGGAAGATTTATGGACTTTGCGTCAGAAGAAGAATTTTATTCCCAAGTTATAATCTGGAGGATGACATCATGACAATTAACGCAGACGTTGACATTGATTTAGCTATTGAGCAACTTGGTTTAAGTAACAATCAGTATGTAATTAATAGGACTACTCATAGTATTGCAAAATGGTACGATGACGGCAGAAATCCAGATGCACAACCTACTGATGAGCAGATAAACGCTGCTTGGGAGACTTGGAAGGCTGCAAATGGCTCATTAGCAATGGTCGAACTACGCTTTGAAAGAAATTTGAAATTAAAAGAAACTGACTGGATGGCATCACCTGATAGAACTATGACAGATGCACAGAAAACATATAGACAAGCACTAAGAGACTTGCCAGCAAACCAAACACCATCTGATACAAATTTGTCTAATATTATATGGCCTACTGAACCTTAATGGCACAGTTATCATCAAAAGTAACTGTTCATCTTCTCAAGAACGGTAAATCACTATTAGAAGCTAAAAAGATATTAGATGATTACAGACTCGTAATGCTGTTAGATCAAGGGCAAGGTGCAATTATAAAAGATTGGAACCTACCAGATATTACTAGACCGACTGAAAAACAGTTAGAAAGTTATAAAGAAGAAGCTGAGACTCTTGAATATAATCATAAAATTGCTAGAAGTAGAAAGCGTCAATATAAAACTATTGAGGAACAATTAGACTTAATTTATAAAGATATGATGAATGGTACATTTAATAAAAATGGTGAATGGGCAAAACACATAACTCAAGTTAAAACAATTAATCCTAAACTTTAACCTTTCTTGTTATGTATCCTGCTGTTAGATATAAAGGCGTAAGTGACGTTATTGTTGTTATTGCTAAAATATAAATACAAGCATACATAATTTTTTTCATGTTGAATAAAATCTGTCAGGTTCTTTCAATTATCTCATTTCTTGGCCTAGCAACAATAGGTGTTGGAGGATTTGTTGGTTATCGTTACTTAAAAAGTCCAGAGTTTGAAAGAACATTGAAAAATAAAATTATGGGTGATTTGCAAAAGGCAATGCCAAAAGCTATAGAAAAAGCGATACCAAAAACTACAGGAATATCGTTACCCATATCTAAATAATGAAAACTCGTTTTATCGCTATTGCTGCTTTAGTT